ATCTTCGACGTTGCCTGCAACATATTCGGCAAGGACAGGATAAGCAAGATGGACTACGCCGACCTCACTGCTGACGGCGACGAGGGAATGAGGGGAAGGTATCCTATCAGGAACGCCATCTTCAACTGGTCTTCCGATTCTGACCCGAAGAAGTTCGGAAGGAAGAACACCGGTATGTTTAAGAGACTCGTGAGCGGCGAGCCAGTCCCGATGAGAAAGCTCGGCAGGGATATCCTGGAGGGAAACTCAATCCCCTACCTCATCTTCAACCTCAACGAGCTTCCGTTCCCTGATGATGCCTCGCTCGGATTCATCAGGCGCTTGCAGTACGTGAGCTTCGATGTGACCATCCCAAAGGAAAGGCAGGACCCGGAGCTTGCGAGCAAGATCATCCGTGAGGAGCTGAGCGGAGTGTTCAACTGGATATTCCGTGGCGCGATGGAGCTGAGGAGCAGGAAGTACAGGTTCCCGGCAGCTGAGGGCAGCAGGAGGCAGCTGCTCATCTCCCTTCTTGGAAGCAATCCTATCTATGCCTGGATAAGGGCGTATGATATGAGGTGTAGCCAAGAAGCGAGGGGTGAGATTTCGGAGTGCATGCTTGCCAAGGAGATGTACGAGAGATTCGTCGAGTTCTGCAAGGCCAACGATGTCGAGGAGAAGGATATCCCTACGATTCAGAAGTTCGGGCGTGATATGAGCGACAAGTACGGCTTCTTCAAGAAGAGGTCACAGGGCGGAATGACGTATCAGGTGTACGGCGCGCAGATGATTGACCTGAAGCAGGAGCTTCTCATCAATGACGTGAAGAATAAATTGCGTGGTGAGGAGGACATCAAGCAGCCTGAGAGCTTCATTCAGCCTGATGATTAACGGTTATAAAACAGATTTCTATGATAGACAAGGAATATATCAAGGAGATTATATCCCGTATCACGAAGAAGAAGGCTGATGGGAATATTGTTCCGGCCACCGCTTCGATGCAGGAGATTATGATTGCTGTCCGCGATGATGCCCTGGAGTGCATGAGGACCATGTGTAACGAGAGGGAGATTGCGGTGAACAGAACGTTGAACAGTGTTTCATTCAAGTGCCTATGAGAAGACATCACAATCCGAACAAGGTTCCGCCGTTCAAGCCGGATCCGGAGCATTGGACCAGGAAGGTTCATTCATGGAAGGCAAAGGTTGCTTATGAGACAGAGGATGATGCTTGGGAGTTTCTGAATCAGATTCCGAGGTTGAAGGCACTTGGTTGGCATCCTTACTTATGCAAGGTTTGCTCAAAGTGGCATATTGGTAGGTTACATAATAAATAGTTGAGATATGGAAATTAGAGTTAACGTTTTAGGAAAGGTCGCATATATACAAGGAGAAAGTAGGGATAATAAGGCGAAAGCCGAACTATACCCATCAGGAGAGGGTGTGTATGCTGTAATGGATGGAGACGATTTCGTGTGTCTAAGAGTTGTGTCTTCCAAGATTCATGATGATACAAAAGGCGATTATTATGCATGTGTAGAAGAAAACTGGACGCATGCAAAAATCGCAAACTCTATAAACGTTATAGAGCACGAAGAAAGATTGAAGAATTATATAGACAAGCGTTTCGACGAGTTACAATCATCAATCGAGAATGCAAAGAGTAGTGCAGATAGCATAGATGATGCAGTATGCTCTATAAAGAGTTCTATTGAGAAGATAGAGAAAGATGGTGTTAGTAGTGGAAAAGGTATCAGCGAGAAGACATTATTGTCTGCTATCGAGATTGTATCAAAACAGAAATAGTTGAGAATATGAAGAAGAAAGGATATTACGAATACGACCCTGTTATCTATCCGAGATTGTTATGTGTCGCTATTGGCATGAGCCAAGAAGACGCTAATAAGTGTTTTGAAGGTAGAGATGGCGAGGTTTTGAAGGTTGATTTCTCGAATTCTGACGCAATAACCTACGATACAGTTAGAGAAAAGGAGAATAAGAGGCTTTGTTCATTTATTAATTTTGCAAGCAAGGATTCTATGAAGATGGGGGTTTGTTGCCATGAAGCTTCTCATGCTTGCGATAACATCGAGGATGATATTGGTATGGAACATGGCGGCGAGCCTTCTGCCTACTTGATTGGCTGGATTGCGTCTTGCATCAACAAGGCTCGTTTGGGCTTTGGAGATTTCGTTGAACTAAAAGATAAGGAGGAATAGCTTATGGATAAAAATGAGAAATTAAAACTTGGTGACATTTACTTTGCGCCTAAAGAGTTTTTCCTAAATAATTCCGTCGGAAAGCTAAAGCAGCAAATAGAAAGTAATGCGGATGTCCGAGAGAACGGAATGGTTATGTGTGCGGTTATTGAGGATATGAATTCTGTTTTTCCACACAAATCGGAATATACAATAGCAGTTAAGCAAAAAGAGTTTGCACCTCCAATTAGGGCTTATGTAAATAAGGACTATGACTTTGAGTGCTTTAAGCAACTTTCGAAAGCAGAAATGAAAGTTTATGGTCTGCTTTGGTTTTGTTTTGGGGTTTAATATAGAAGGAAATAGCTTATGATTGAGAAAGAAGATATTAAGGTTGGGTTGCGATTTTACATCACACGAAATGATTGTTTAAAATGCAATTTTGACCCGATAGGTATTCAGGGCGGCAGCACCCCTATTCTGTTCAATGCCGAGAGAAAGGATGCTGATGTTTATATATGTACATCTGTTAGCACAGATTACAAGTATTTCGCTCGTTTTTGCGAGGAAGATATTATGATGTTTGGTACAAAGTTCGATATAGTAGCACCAGTTGCCGATAATCATAAAATAGATATAAATTCCGACATTGAAATGCATGGAAATATTCTCAATAACTTGCATGATACATACATCAAGAAAAATCGTGATTATGGGAATGCTTTTTCCGAAATGTATGATGAGCTTGGTATCAACTACGGCTACGGAAAGATACGAGAGAAGGTGAATCGCATCAAGACGTTGAAGGACAATGAGGCGCAAGTTGCTAATGAACCATTGGAAGATGCTCTTCTTGACTGCGCTAACTATTGTATCTTGACATTGATGGAATATCAAAAACGTAAGGAACATGGAACAGACTGATTACACTTGCAAGGATTGCTTCTTCTTCAAGAATGGAGCTTGTAACCACCCTAATGAGATTAGGTTTACTTCTGAGGAGAATCCATCTTGCACAGATTTCGAGTATAAGGAAATAAAAGTTGAACTTTAAAATATTGTTATCATGGCATTACCATTTGGAAAGACTATCAAGACAAGACACTTCACCGTGCTGAAGTTCAGTAAGAGCTTGTCTAAGAAAGAAGTTGCTTCACTCAGAGAGGATATCCCTGCTGATATCAAGAAGCATTTACAGAGAGGCTCGCTGCCTTTCATCAAGATTGCTGACATTGCCGGTACATGGGGTATTGAATACTCTATCGGTACATCAATGTACGCTGCGCTCGATGAATGTGTTCCTATGGCTGTAGGAGACCATTATGAGTTCTCCAAGGATAATGGAAACATCATCGAGGCATTTGCCCAGCTTATGTATGCGGATACATCGTTGCCTGGCGATGCAGAATACACGGCAGGTAAGTTGAAACTCCGTGACGAATACATTGCTCGTGAGGCTGCAAGAAGAAACGCTGCTGCCGACGAGGGTAAGACTGAAGAGCAACTTCGCAAGGAAAGCGATGAGGCCGTACAGGAAGTCATCGACCGCGATAAGCACGCCGAGACTCTTCTTGAGATGGCAGAACAGATTAAAAAGGAAGGAGGCAAGGATGAGCGATAAATTGCTTGAGGTCGTCCAAGACCACACTTCCCTAGTGCAGGCACTCCAGTTCATTTTGGAGGCCGCAGAGACGAAGAAACTGCCTCCATACGGTATTCTTCCTGTATTCAATGACGACCTTCTTAATGATAGGCTTAAGGGTATACTTGAGTTGGTTACCGGAGAGAAGTATCCTTAATTGACTTCAAAGTTTTCTTCTACTTATATATTTGTTTTAAAAAGCGAGGGGCAGTATCTGTGAAGACACTGCCCCTCTTAGTTAACCAAAATAATTTGAATTATGCTCAGCAGAAAGAATCTGTGAACATTAATTGTTTGCAAAGGTACTTGGTTTTGCTGAAATTCTAGTAAAACAAAGTTACTTTAACACGAATTTAACTATTCCTTCTTCTTTTGAAAGGTCGCCTGACCATTTTTGAAGATAATGCAGTCCTCGCAGCATCGAGGCATTGACAGAGGAATGTAGTAATGGACCACATTGTTTTCCGTATCAATCTCGTCCTGCTTAATCTTAGAATAGTCTGCTATCATGGCTGTCGTCTTTTGCCACTCTGGAGAGCCAAATTTCTGCTTTCGCTGAGCGATAACGAGGTTTCTCAGAATCTCTTCCTTCGAGGTAGCCTTAATAAGTTCCTCCTGGGTGAGCTCATCGGCGTTCTCGTTCTTCACTTTCTTTCCCTGCACCTCTGCGATTCTCTTCTGAACGGACTCCTTGGCTTCTAGCTTATTCATCTCGTTTTCGAGGAAAGATTTCTCCCACACACCTATTCCTTCTCCCTGGAATGCGATGGCCCAGCTGTCACGAACAGACATACCTGAGCCACGGAGGCTTGCATAGATGTAATAGCGAGGGTCTTTCATCTTGAGAGCCTTCGCCTTCTTGTACGTATCGACGGATAACGTGTATCCTTTTGTTTCTTCAATCATAATCTTGATATTTAAAAGTTCAAAATTTGCTGCCTGCGGTGTTCTCTCCATACATTGATAGACTTGCCGTATATCCAATAGTCGAACACCTCTTCCGGCGACAATCCTTCGTCTATCATCCTTCCGCTAGCCTGGATATCCTTGATGGCCTTAATCCAACTATTATAGATATGCGGATAGCGTTTGCAGTCGGCGAGTTTCTGCTTATAGTTGTGCATAGGGCAGCACAGGCAGCCAATCCTATAGTAGCCCTCGTCGTACAGCTTACAATGCTTAATACCGAGTGTATTCAAGAATAGCCATACCTCATCATCGGTCCACTCTATGATTGGAGATATGAGAAGCGATTCGTAGCCTCGGATACAGCCGATGGTACGTTCGTCGCTGGCATTGGTGATGTTTATCTCGTGGATGCCCCCCTTAGTTGGTCTACCTCGCTTCTGGCTGTTTCTCTTATCTCGGAAATCGTCAAGACCTTCAAGAGAGCCGCTGTACTTATGGTTGGTAATCTCGACCTCGCTCCTACCAGAACGCTGCCTGCTTTCTGCGTGACGGATTCCGATTAGAACAACATTGCCCGCGCCGATGCCCTCTTTATAGACCCTGCAACACCATCTTATCAGCCTTGTTGGGAGCATGCCTTCCTTTCGAGCCTGATTGTAGATGCTGATTTTTGGCTTTATCATATCTATGTCCGGATAGTGCTTGCGGCAAAACTTGATTACTTCTGGTGGATCGACGGACGTAAGCCCCATGTGAGCCTTGAACTTCACGCCTGCAATCTTGGCAATATGATACAGGCACTGGCTATCCTTCCCAGAACTGAACGACAGAAAAAAGCCCTCATTCGGCGAATATGCCAGTGCAAGCTTTTCAGCCTTTCTCAGCAGCTCTACAGAGTGCTTTATCTTCTCCTGGAATCCTTTATGGAATTTCGGAAGAATTTCTTCTAAAGTAAAATTTAATTCAGAATTTATCATACTACTAATTTTTTATAAACAAACTCGGCACGGCAGACACAATTTACGTGTTGGGGAATTACCATTGTTCCTATCTTGTGAATATATCCAACAAGGCTATCACAAGCCTCGCATGGGAATGATGAACCTCTGTGAACAAAGTAGCCGATAGCCCCACTCTCCTGCCCGTATTCCTGCTCTGCCTGTCCCCACGCCAAAGCAATCACCTGAGAAGCGTTTCTTACGATGTTCTGATAGGCATTCTTGTAGTAGCCCTTTCCATAAGAAGGAACATCGATGTTGATATCCTTTCTCTTCGCCTTGGTAATGACTGATGTGTGATATGGGTCCTTATAGCCTGTGCGGATGGAAGACAGGATCTGCTGGTCAGAATATCCCATCAAGGTTCCTGCCTTGATCATCCTCAAAATATCTTCAGCAAAGTTTCCGAGATAGACGGCGTTTCTTTCGGATGTCGTCTTTCCGTAGATGTCGCTGATGAGAAACGATTCTATGTTCTCGCTGTCAATCCCGAGAATCTTGCATGAAGCCTTGGAGTAAGCAGAGATGTAACTGTTGATGCTCTCCTCTGCCTCAGCAGTAACATTCTTGGCGTAAGAGAGCAGGGCTGACTCGTTTGTGAGCCTGCCCGCACCTCTGTATCGCTTACTTGCGGTAATTATCTTCTGTGTCGATTTCCAGAGAATATCTGATATGTGGCTCTCGCAGTTTCGGATTGCCTGCAAGCGTTTTCTGCTGTAATCGACAGAACGTTTTAATTCATCCATAGGCTATTAATGGGTTTGATTGTAGTGCTCCCAATTATTCTTGTCGTCCACGTCATTGTTGTGATTCTTGTCCCATTTCTTGCCACTGCGATTTGGCCTACCTGCCTTGCGGCCACCGCCGGTGTTTATGTCGTTACCACCCTGCTGTTTATTGATCCTCGCAGTAGCTTCCTGCTCCTCGATGGCGTTCTCAGTTTCGTTATCCGCACGCTGAATATCCATGAGGAGGTCCTGCTGATCCTCTTCCTTCTTCTCTCGCATAATGCGGTCGTATTCGTCGTTGACAGGGAAGTCTGGGCAACGCTCAGATGCAGTCTGCTTTGAGAGGAAGTTGTTCTGAACAGCCGTTGCCAAGTTTGTGATAATCTCAGATTTGTTCTGATGCACATAGATTTCCACCCAAGCGTGAATAGGAAGACCGGTCATAGTGGCCATGCAGTTTTCTTCAACTCCGATACCATACTTTGAGATACGAACAAGTTGATCCAGGAACGGATGCATCTTCTTAGCATCGTTCTCTGCAACCTCGATGGCAGGAGAATAGAGAAGCTTGATGGCAACGCCCGGAAGGTCACCCGACTTCAGCTCCGGTGGCTTTACAGTGAACGAAAGCTCATAGATGAGGTCATACGACTTGTTGAGCTGTGTCGCAAATGCATCGGAAGCGTCCGTCCCGTTAATGAAGTCAGCATCACCATTCGTATCGGTAATCTGAATCATCTTAGCCGATCCGTCTGTATCTCCAACAACGGTAATGTCGTCACCATCGCCCTTCAACTTCATTATAGGGAAGGCGTAAGCCTTGTTGTTCTCGCAGAGATAAGAGAAAGCTTCCTCGTAGTCCTCGATGTTCTTCTGTACAACAGACCAGCATGGGCCGTCATCATTTCTTACGTATGCAACAGGGATAAATGGGAAGCCGTGAGCTTTCTCTTCAACGCAAGTGTAGTCGTCGATTCCGAATATCTTGGCAATTCTCTTGATAGTCTCCTTGACCTTGCCTTCGTTAACTTGCTTCTTGAAGCGGTAGAATGTCTTGTCATCCCACACCTCTACCCATTCAATCTTTTCATTGCCTTCCTCATCGAAGTCGTAATACTTGCGAGCAAACACAACGAGTTCACCAGTAAGAGGGTCGAACTGAGGATACAATGTGTCTCCTCTATCGAAAGCCAATGTGCGAGTACCGAATTTCTTGTTTTTATCGAAGAATCCGACTACAGCAGCCTCAGCAACCTTCATGTACGAACTTACAGCCTCATAGTGACGAATCTCCATATCGTGCATATACCATCCCTTCTTGAACTTTGCAAGAAGATTAATATACTCTTCCTGTTTCTTCATCTCAGGATCACCGGCAAGCTCAAACTGAATATCGTTACCTGTCATGTGGAGAACATGCTTCGTATGAATAACTTGCTGGAAAGCAAATGCCGTTCTTTGAATTTCCTGGACATACCATTTCCCGTCTTCCGGGTTCTTTCTCCAGATGTCAGGGTAGAGATCCTTGTCGAAGATTTTGTGGGACGTAGGATAGAACTCACGAAGGAAGTCCTTCTGAGTCTTAATCACTCTGTACAATGTATCTTGCGGCATCTGAGGGTCTTCATTATCGGACACCTCGTTCCTGCAATAGCCATCGTGGGTCATGTACCCCTTTGGCGTGAGTTCAAAGAAAGGCTTCTTTACCAGAATCTTTCTGAAATTTGTTACCTTGATAGCATCCATAATCCTTTTACCTTTTTATTTTTCTTTTTTGTTAAACTGAATATCATTACATAGAACCAAGATTCAAAGAAGTCAGGCGAGTGTCCGACATATTTCTTGGCAATCTTCTTAGGTAATAGCTTGAATCCCCTATCATCGCTATTCTCGTCACGTCTGAGCATCTTACGCTCCTTCTGAAGAATCTGTCTGAGAGGAACCTTGTCAAATCCGTTTCCTGAATACTTTCTTTCAAGCAGGGCCGAGTCGATAGAAATCTGCTTCTCCTTTATCATCTTATAGAATAACCATGCGCACTGAGACTTCAAATCCTTATATAGGTATTTGATTCCTTCTTCTTCCTGATGATTCCTAGCGATAGGTGCTGCCTGGTTGTTGAATGGGACGGCATCCTTGAAAAATCCCTTGAAATACTGACCGATACCCTGCATATCGTAAGTGAAGTTACATTCCTCAACTCCCCACTCTCTCAGCTTGGCCTCAACGACAGAAACGAGCGTCTTAGGGTCCAGTCTCAGAACAACCAAGTCTTTGCAGTGCCATCCTTCCCAGAGCCACATCACGAAGTTATCGCCGCCGGTGAAAGCAATATCGGCAGAAGCTCTGCGCTTTCCATCTCCTATCTGTTCTGCATTGTCGTAGATTTCATCAAGGTCTTCCATCTTGATCATGTCATCTCCGGCAGCTTTCCAGTTCCAGTTAGCTTCCAGGTCTCGCATACGCTGCTCTTCGTCCTGTTGGGCAAGGTTGGCGAGATATGAGGCATCGGTAGAGATAAGCTTAATGTTCTCTGATACGTCTGCACGAACGAATGTTGCCGACTTGATGAACATTTCGAGCTTTGTATAACCAAGTTCCTCATAGCTATCCTTCCAAAGGCTATCGATAATGCCCTTGCACTGCTCGTACACCTCTTCTCTTGTGTTACCCCAGTAGATTGAGTCAGGCGTATCGCCGTCCATGAAACAGTATCGTATAACTCCGTCCCGTTCCGGTATGATATAGCCGTTCTCGTCAACCCACCAGTCAATGAACTTTCTCACCCAAGATTCCGGGTCGGGGTTACAGGTAATCCAGAAGCGGTTTCGGATATGCGCTGCATTTCGGTTGTTGGTCAAGAGGTACTTGAACTTCTTGTATGGACACTGAGTACCCTCATCGATGCAGACATAGGCATACTGGCGACCCTGGAATCGTGTCTTGAAGTCCTGATAGGCTCCAGCATAGTACGAGAATTTGAGCCATCCTCCGTTATCGAAGTTCCAGGTCATATCATTTTGTGACTTATTGTAAGTTCCAAATTGGGAGAACAATTTATAAGAGTCTGTCACTAAGGACTGTAAGTCGTCTTTTTCGTTACGAAGAATTGTTGCATGAAAATCTGGATTTTTAATATCCTTCAGAACTTCCATTAGGGAAGAGAACGATTTTGAGCCGCCTCGCGAACCGCCAACTATCTTAATATCAGCGTCTATAGACAGCATGCGTTCCTGACCGCCACGCTGAGCTACAATCTTCAGCTTGTCGGGATGTTTCTTATCGGTGTCTCTTAATGATTGGATATACTCTTGAGTATAAATAGGCTCTCCGTTATCCAATTTTAATCCTGAAAATACATCTTTCTGCATAAATATACATTTAATACTGCAAAAATATACAATTTTTCTTTGATAATTGCATTTTTATTCATATATTTGCAAAATAAAAGGTATATTTATACGTTTTCGAGGTGGAGGGACCACTTTCGGGATAACATTTTTAATCAAAAAACAACATGACAAGAGAGGAACTCTTAGCATTAGTGAACAAGGAGGTTGATACCACCAAGTTCAAAGAACTTAGCCAAAAGACCATCGATGAGGAACTTGATGATGTTTTGGAAGATTTCGGTGATGACGAGGAAGCAAATTCCAAGTTGGTTACCAAGTTAGCAAACCGTCTGAAGCGTATCAACGGCAACTTGCACAAGAATATCTCTGACGAGGTAAAGAAGAGCAAGGAGGAGGCTGAACGCAAGAAGAAGGAAGAGGAAGAGGAGCGCAAGCGTAAGGAGGCTAAAAAGGGTGACGATCCTGACGACAAATACTCCAAGCTGCTTGAGAAACTTGAAGCTCTCGAAAAGGCTAACGCAGAAAGAGACAAGAAGGCTGCAAGGAAGGCAACCATCGAGTCTGTAAAGGCAGGTTTGAAGGATAAGTTCGACAAGGCAAACCTTGAAATGAAGAACTACTTCCTCAATGCTGCAATCGCAAAGCTGGAGATTCCGGACGAAGATGTCGACATCGACGACCTGGTTTCTAAGGCTGAGAAAATCTACACCGCAGAGTACAAGGAAGCTACCGGTGAAAACGGTATTCCTGCAAAAGGCAGTCGCACGTCTAGCGGAGGCACGTCCACAGATGATGACAAGTTTATGGAAGAAGTGGCCGAGCGTCGAAAGAAGAGATTCGGCGGTGAAGACAAGAAGTAATTTCAGGATAACAATTTTAAAAAGGTAAAAAGATTATGGACAACACTTCTATTTCCTACATGGAACAGATGGGTACTCGTGGCATGCTGAACCACGGTGCGACCATCATTCAGACAGAAGGTAAGGTCGGCGGAACCCGATATGTGTTTGCCGGTCTTGAGGCGCTTATCAAGAATGCCTTCGTTCACCCACCTATTGGTGGTAAGCTTGTCAACCCATTCAAGGGCCCGGCTAAGATTTATGCCGGCGACTTGATTGAGCACGACCTCGGCTTTACAGCTGGCAACGAGGGTCCTGGTGCTACCATCAAGATTCTGAAAGCTTACGGCGTGGCAAAGGCCACTACTGCGGCTACAGACACAGACATCTACATCGTTCGTAACGGATTCGTTCACATCCCGTTCCCTGGCGATACCATCATGATCGGCCAGAAGGACTTCAAGACCAAGGCAAAGGGCGTGACTGTGACCGCCGTGGAGGCAACCACCGACACATCGGTAGGCGACGTATGGAAGCTGACCCTCTCGGAGGCGCTTGGCGCATTGAGCGCTGGCGACGTGCTGGTGGAGGCAGAGAAGGCAGGCGCGAGCGTGCTGCCAATGGTAACCAACCCTAACTGCTTTGCTCCGAGCGACAACGATTTCCCTTATTTCGATGCCGGCGGCGACAAGTATCACAAGCCTCGTACAAACGTCAACTTCTGTATGTTGAATCCAGACTGCGTTATGTGGCTTGACCGCATGGGTCCTGTTCCTCCTGCTGTTAAGGCGATGAACAAGTCACTCTACCCAGAGTTCTGGCACATTTAACCTATTGTCTAACGTAAAAAGATTGATTCAGGATTATGGCAAAAATTGATATTGGTGTCGAGCATCTTGCGAAGTTCTTCACCGGTAAGGGTAACAACACTTACCTTCAGAAGTTTATCAATCGTGACGGCGTATTACGCTGTAACTACGGCTGGTATCTGACACAGGGTGACATTGATCCAGATCTCACCCCTACATCTAATAATGGCGACGCAACCTTCAAGGTTCGTCTGCGTACATTGAACCCTGCAACCTTGATGAACCTCCGTGCTCCTCTCGGCGAGGGCTATCAGAACGACCATGAGGGTATTGAGTGGTACACCGCTTCAATCCCAGACTTCGCTGCTGATGGCTTCCGTGAGACTGCAACAGAGCGTTATCACAAGATGACGCTTCTCCAGGATGAGTTCGGTAACGATGCAGACTTGGTTGACGCTTACCTCGACAAAGTACAGGTGTTGTATAACTCACTTGATATGACTATGACCTATATGTCAGCTCAGTTGAGTTCGACCGGTTTCATCGACTACGACAAGATTGGTCGTGGTATCCAGGAGCCTCTGTATGACGCAAAGGTTCCAAAGGAGAACTTCAAAAAGGCAGGCAAGCTTGCTTGGAACGACGAAAACTGCGACTTGCTCGAACAGATGCGTAAGTTTGAGGAGGATTGGCGCAACAGTTATATTGAGTACCGCACCGTACCTCTCGTATGGCAGATGACCAAGAACGACTACAATAACGTGTTCTTGAAGAACAAGCAGATTGCCGAGTTGTACAAGAGCTGGGCGAACGCTAACTTTGTGGCAGTATTGCAGAACTACGGTCCAAACAACGCAATGTTTCTGAAGTCTGTTGTTGACCTCAATGGTCTTTCTCCTATCGAGATTGTTGATGAGGTTGAGCACAACAAGCGCTTCGACGGTACAGTTACAGAGATTCGTGGTTGGGCAGACGGAACAGTTGTTCTTCGTCCTGCTGGCAAGCCTTTGCGTTTCATGCGTAAGGAGATCCTTGACAAGCGTATCTTTGACGCCCTTGGCAACAAGCTCATTGATGTGGCTTGGGCGCAGACCAACAACAAGCTTGGCTTGCTGCGTAACATGGTTACTGCGAACGGTATGTACCAGGAGTTCAAGACAGACTTGTTCCTCGCTTCTGTTCCAGCTTTGCTCGATTCTCCTTACCGTTGGATTATCAACATCACTCAGAAGGGTTAATTCTTTAACGTAACTAGATTGTATGACTATGGATTCGGAGATGAACATTTACACTGTGAACGACTACCTTATTAATAAGGTGAAGTTCGAGATGCCGATAAAGGCTCTGTTAGGCATCATGCACGACAGGGAGCTTGAAAATGGCATCGACCTCGAAGCCTGCGACAAGGACAAGGTAAGACTTGCCTATGCCGACATGCTGAAATGGTTTGTTCTTGGTCCGAGCAAGGTAAACAACACCTCCGATTCCGATAACGGATGGACTCATTCGGGAGGTGGCTATGACATGTCGGACAACGACAGGAGCGAGATGAAGGCAGAGGCTAACGCTATCTATGCAGAGCTGGAGCCTGATTCGATGCTCAAGAAGAAGTCCACCTTCCGGTTGACCTCCCACGGAGTAAAGAGGGCGAATTATTCTCCTTGGGGAGAACCTCTCCCTCACATCATCAAATAAGGCGTATGGAAAAGGAAAACATCAGAAACCCAAGATACCCTCACATCATCAAGATCGTGAGGAAGGTCGTCGGAAAAGCCGACCCTGATGACCCGTTTGCCGATGATGATGCTCCAGTTGGCGAGGACAAGGAAATCATTCTCTACTATGGCGAAGGCCGCAGTTACACAGATACCACTACAGAGGGAGACAAGAATGTCGACCAGAACAAGAGGAAGGCATCGATTCCGGTCAGATATGACGAATGGGATGCTGACAGATGTCCTCTTGACGGCGACACCATATACTCCACTGTCGGCAACAATACCGAGGTAGGTATGGTTAAGGACTGCGAACCGGATAATAACAGGACTGTTGTGTATTGGAATTTGACAAGGGTTTAGATTATGACAAGTTTATCAGGTCAGTTTTTACAGGTCGAGAAGAAAATCCGTCAGATGGCTGTAGCAAAGATGCAGCAGAAGATGGATCATGCGGCTGAAATAACAATGAAAGCTGCTGACAAGTCTCGAAACTATGACGACGTAACCGGTAACTTGTACAAGTCAACAGCCATCGGTACATATTACAACGGTTCATTGCAGTCGATTCATTATGCTCCAGGCCCAGAGCCAACCCGAGTAACCCTTGCTGCTGGAGAGAGATACAACCTCGATAAGTATTATCGCAGTTCGTTCTCCTTCAAAGACAGCGGAAGGAGACCTTACAAGGGTGAATACGGAGAAGGTGGTGAATATGGTCCAAACGCGGCGTGGGATGAACTTGTTTCCAGGGAACACAACAAAGGAAAGTACGATGCCACATGGCAGATGCTCCTTGTTGCCGGTGTGGATTACGCTAAGTTTGTCGAGGTTAAGAGAGGTCACGACGTGATTACCTCTCTTAGAGAATATTTGGTTAGATACTTTAGAACGATGTAAGATATGGTTAGTATTAAGACTCTATATTTCGATGTCGGCAATGCAATGAAGGGAATTTGCGACAAGCTCTACTCCCGGAGTCGACCAAAAGCAGTTGATACGAAAATCAACAGCTACATCGTGGTACACTTTCCATCTGGTATCTACAATAACGAGATGAACTCAAGTGGAGTTTACAATGATTTCACCACTATAGCTCAAATCGAATTGTATGTGCGCGATAAGACTTCGGCAAGCAACCCGCACACACTTGATGTATCTAGCGTTGACGAGAAAGTCCAGGAGATTATGGACAGATTTCCAATCTCCACAAAAAATCTCATTGTTTCCAATCCTCGTATAACGCTACAGACAGACGACGGCGCAGGTTTTTCCGTGACGATCATACAGGGAAGGTTACGTACAAAATAAGTATTCAGGAATTCAGGTATAACAATTTAAAATATTTTAGATTATGGTGACTATTGATAAATTGAAGGAAGTGTTCTGCGGCCCTAAGTCGCTGCTCTACTCCGCTGCATTGGTTGACCTCTCTAAGAGCGACATTAAGCTTACCGTCGACATGGAGCTTCCTGTTGAGGTTGACTCTCTGAAGGCTACGATGGACGAGCCTACAATCAACCACTACAAGGTTATCGGCCTTTCTGGTGACTGGGCTACCACTGCTGAGCTTGGTGACTTCAACGTAGAATTCGTTGTTCCTTCCAAGGCTAAGGAGCTTCTTAAGGCGATGTTCGGTGAAGACGCAGTTAACGAAATCACTGCCACTCTTACTGGTACTGGTGACAATACTCTTGACGTTCAGTATACCGGTGTAGCCGTAGAGCCTAAGCTCTATAAGATGCGCGGTACTATCGTTGTCGTTGACGAGGAGAAGAAGAACCTCATGGTTGTGACCAACCTATCTATGTATGCGACAATGCAGTGGGATGATTCAAGTTCCAAGCCAGTTGCATTCAAGTTCTCTGGCTCTGTTGAGGGTGCGGGTACGAAGAGCGTTGCTTGGTTGACAAAGGGTGATGGCGTTATGAGCCTTACTTACAAGACCGATGCGGCAACAACCCGTAAGACCGTTCCTGCGGCAAACCGCAGACAGGGCCTCGTAATTACCTACAATACCGGTTCTGCAACCGTAAAGGAGAGGTATATGGATACCCGAGTAACCGACACTGAGTGGGTTAAGGACGACAACTGGGAAACTGTTGAATAAGGCTTCTTTAGGTAATTAGATTCAGGATAACAAACCGTTGGGCGGCAGGCTAATCAACAGCCGTGCCGCCCTTCTTCATTTAATAGCATACAATCATGGCAGAAGAAAAGAAAATAGAGCAGCCTTCAGTGGACTTGCAGGAGTTGCTTGACAGCGTGCTGCACGACGAGCCTACCGAGTTCGTGTTCAGAGGAAAGAAGCACAAGCTCGGTTGGCTTCGCAAGGGAACCATGAGCAGGTGTTCCCACATCAGGGCAAAGGAGAAGAACGAATGGAAGCGCAACGTCAAGATTTGTGTCTGCATTCTCCTCAACAACATCTGGAAGATACGATTCCTGTATTGGATCTACTGGCGCTGGCTCTACTACATCAATGATGTGGACGTGGCCGAGGTTCTGAGAGTTCTCGATGTTTCTAAAAAAAAAATTCCATCGAACGCATTCTCACTGGCTACCATATTAGCGACCGGGATGACGGACGTGATGATGACGATGACGAGGAGCGAAGCAAAAGCTATCCAAGCAGAACAAGCTGGGGAGCAGCCTTCTCACTAGCAGAGAAGTTCGGTTTCCTCTTTCAGCGCAAGTACTTCATCGCAGCCTACGACTACTGGTGGGGCTATTCATCGGCACAGATTGACCTAATGGTTGCAGACCAGCCTCTTGTCGTCTATCCAAAGACCAAGAAGGAAGGTGGTCCGAAGAAGCACACAAAGAAGGAGATGGATGACCTCTACGACAGGTGGATGGAGAAAAAGAAGAATGAGGGAAGCCTCGTTGGCAAGAAGATAAGTCTTGCTGATTACTTAAACAATAAACTCTAATTTTAAAATATTCAGGATATGGCAGGTGGAAATTTAGGTGACTTGTGGTTCCAACTTGGCGTCAAGGATAATACCTCCAAGGAGTTGCAGAAAATCATTGACAAGCTTAAGACCGGGGATGATGCTGCGAACGCGCTTCTTCGTGCCCTCCAGGGATTCGGAACAAAAAAATCTGGATTTAAGGAGCAAGCAGAAAAAGCCAAAGAGTTTGCAGATGTTCTCAATGAGATAAACAGAAGGATTTCCAAACTCAAGAAAAACGATAAAAGCGATGAGGCCAAAGATTTGCAGTTAGCGGTAAAAAACGCTCTCTCCTATCTCGATATGCTTCAAAGAATAAATATAGAGCGCAGTAAGATTTCAGAGCTGCGCTCACTGAATCCTAATGTTGATACCTCGAAACTTAGGGAAGCCGAGCTGATGCTTGAGAATATCAATAATCAGCTTTTCAGATTGCAGAATAAAGCACAAGGCGGCGGAGGTGGCGGCGTAGATAGCGCAAAGGTTTTGCAGGATTACGCCAAGGTTCTCCAAATGACATTCCGTGATGTAAAGCAGATTACTGATCAGTTCAAAAAGGAGAACCCTCTTTCTGCCTTTTCCGGTGGAGCAGCAAAGGTTGAAGCTGACATAGCTAGAGTAACTGAAAAGCTCGCTAGGATGCGAGACCTTATGGCAGAGGGATCCTTGAAGGGTTACAATACTAACATGCTTGGTGGAAGTATTACCGAGCTTGACAAGATACTTGCCAGATTACAAGCGACATCTGGAAACAAATCAATCCTCACCGATGCTGCGCAGATGAAGAACCTTCTTTCCGATGTTGCTGTAGAAATGACGAAAGCCGCCGCCGCAACACAGGCATACGGACGAGAGAAGGGAAAAGTCATTGCACAGGAGAGAGAGTTTGCGGCAGCTTCAAAGTTGAGCGCCAAGGATAATGATGCGGAACTTAAAGCTTTGTCTGATTATGCAAAGCGCTACATGGCATTGCAGGAGGCCAAGAGAAAGGCAGAAAAGCAAGCCTCTGATGAAAGGAAGAGACAATCTGCCGCCGAAGCCAGACGCATAGAAGCCGATACTGAAAGAATGTCTAGGCTCTATGCTAAGATGTCGCTTGTAATCGGTAGAGGCGAACGCGCCGGCATGAGAGGCCTAGAGCTTGGAGTAAATACAAGTGCTTTAGAAAAGGCTCTTTCGGAAGCAACCGAGCTAAAAAGAAGAATAGAGGATGCCAATATTGCCCTTATGGGCAAGGGCGGTAGGCCTTCCTATTCGTCGTATGCGGAGGAAGTGAACAGACTTTCATCAAGCCTTGCAAATGCTACCCAGGCACAAAGGGATTTAAACTCTGCACAAGATAAAGCTAACAGGAAAGCAGAAGCTCAGGCTACAAGAGATGCCGCCAAAGCAAAGCGTGACGACGCTGCGGCAGAAAGACAACGCCAAAGAGAGATAGAAATTTCTACTCGAAGAATGGAAAGACTCGATGACGTGTTGGTAAGGCTTCGCAAGGAGTATGGAAATTCCGTTAAGCTACAGGTAGATACAACTCAGATTGAGACTAAAATAAAAGATATTGAAAATCAATTCAATTATCTAAAGTCAATATTGCAAAGGCTTGGAAGCAGAGATTCTACGGCACTTGGATTAATTACAAACGTTGGCGAACAACGGGAGGTTCAGCTTGCAAATAGAGTTGCTGATGCTCAAAGAGAAGCTAATCGAGAGGCGCAGCGCGGTATTGAACTAGAACAGAAACGTCAGCAGGAGATTGCTCAGTCTGCCGCAAAGGCACGAAACGATCTCGCAGCAGCATTCGCCGGAGCAAACGCTGAAGCGAAGAAGATGCAATCCATAGTCGGAGATATCAAGTCTCTCTTCTTACAGGGAGGTATTGTCTTTGGCGCACAGCAATTCTTTAATTCAATCGTACAGACAGGTGGCGAGATTGTTCAGCAGCATGTTGCGTTACGCTCCATCCTTGGTGATGTACAGAAGGCTGACGAGCTGTTCGCTCAGACACAGCAGCTTGCGTTGCAGTCTCCATTCAAGTTTGGAGAACTGAACAGAGATGTCAAGCAGTTGGCTGCATTCGGAGTAGAGGCAAACGACTTGTACGATACAACTAAGCGACTTGCGGATATAGCATCTGGTCTTGGCGTGGACTTCGGCCGATTGGGTCTTGCGTTCGGTCAGGTTAAGGCTCGCTCTTGGCTCGATGGTAAGGAGTTACGCCAGTTTGCTTACGCAGGACTCCCACTCTTGCAGAAGATAACGGAATTATATAATTCTGAAGGAAAGAACGGGCGCAAGAATTATACCCAGGCAGATGTCAAGAAGATGATTTCCGGAAGACAGGTAAGCTTCGAGGATGTTCAGAAGGTACTGTGGAAGATGACAGACGAGGGTGGCCAGTTCTACAATATGCAGCTCGTGTTGTCCGAAACACTGCTTGGTCGCTGGAATAAGCTTATCGACGCGTGGGATATTATGCTAGGTAAATTTGCAGAAGGAAAGAATGTCATAGGCGGTACGTTCTCGTTTATTATCAACCGAGTAACAGACTTAGTATTAGCTCTTGATAAACTATCCCCTGCTATGCTTTCTTTCGGAGCTATATTTGCTGCAAGGAAACTTGGACTGATGGCTTCCAGTAAGCTCGGATTGGGCTCAATAAACAAGAACTACACTCAGCAGATGAATGCTCAGCTGAGGACTTACGCTATCGAACAGCAGCAACTTGTCACAGAAGGTAAGATTACTCAACAGAAGGCGTTGCAGAATGTACAGGCAAGGGCATACTTGCTGTCTGATACCGCTTCAAGGGCGAATGCTATGTCTCGTCTTGCACTTGAAGGGAAGATGTCTGTTCTTCAGATGCAGAAAGCTGTCAAGGAAGGTCTTGTTACAAAAGAACTTATCAGACAGCTTGCCGTGATGGGGCAGATTACAGCAAGACAGGAGCAGATTATACTCGGAGGAACACGATTTGCCGCCGTAATGAATATGGGTATCTCTAAGATAGGTGGAGGAATTAAGTCTCTCTTTACGATGCTTGGCGGCTGGTGGGGACTTGCAATCGGTCTAGCTGTTCAGACATTCTCAAGCTACAGCAGTGATATGGATAGAATTTCTGAGAATGCGAAGGGGTTCAGGGATTCTGCATACAACAAGAAGAAAAACTACGAGGATGAGCTCGCAAATGAGAAGCCGGCAAACAGCGCGGACTTACAACAGCGAGTAAACTCAATGAAAGAGCTTCTTCGAAACAGCGGAGATTACACACAGACAATAGAAGATCAGATTACAAGGGCGAAGAATCTTAACGAGCAGTATGATATTCTCAATAAGGGAATAGTTGCCGCTCGTGACAACTCACAGCAGGAAGCAAACGACTCGGATGTTGTTGCTGGAGCACTTGGAGCTTCAGGTGGTTGGGGTTCCGGTAATCCTTTTGCAGACACGATGGAGGATGCTGTCGAAGACCTCAACGAGGCGGTTATCAAGTACCAGACGCTTTTATCTGGACTTGACGAAGATACAAAGTCGAGAATGGATAGCGTTGCTAATCAGTTCCTGAAGCCAGAGGAAAGAGCCATGTCTCTCGATGAGAAGATTCGTATTCTTGCAGAAAGAGGAGGCGCAAATTGGGATTCTTTCGTTTTGAAGTCAAGTAACGGAAGCAATGATATTGCAAATAGCATTTACAAAATAGGAATAAGGGCAAACAAGGTTAGTGATCAGATAAATGATATCGCTAAGAAGAATATTCCTAGAATCATTAACTTCCTTAAGAAGTCATTCAACCTGTTCGGCGTAGATTTCTCTAAGTGGTGCAACAGGAATTCTTCACGTTTTGCGAGCATGATAGAAAGAATGCTCGATGCGTGCAAGGTGAATGTTCCTCAGATTCGTGAGTACTTGAAGTCTATCTTCTATCAGGAGGCTGGTGCAAAACAGCCAAAGAAAGCAGGTGGCGGCAAGGTCGAGAAACCAAAGACGCCTATGCAGCAAAGAGTCCGCAGAAATTTATCCAAGACAGGAAAGAGTAAAGCGAGGGTAGAAGCACAGGCGACTATGCTCGATTCTTATCTTGACGAAACTTCCGACTACAATACGGATAATAACCTGCAAACAGAGTTGCAGAACAGGTACAACGAGTATAAGAACCGCGAGAATAAGTTCAAACGCGGTAAGATATCTAAGGCACTTCGAGATGAGGCTTGGGAAAGCTACAATAGCTTGAATCAGGCGGCATGGGAAGGTCTCGGCTATAAATTCTATCCGCAAGACAAAAAGTCCAATAAGGTTCCGAAAGGAAGAAACGGGAATTCAGGTCGCAAAGAAGATATAGAGCTCAAGCGTTTACAGGAGCGTCTAAGCAGTCTTAAGTCTGCAAGGCAGATGTACCAGAAGTACAAGAGCATAATGTCTGATGAAGAGGCAAAGAAGAAGACTTACAATCTCTTCCCAGAGGTTACCGGTCTTAATCTTGATGACTATCAGAAGGCTGTCCATTCTCTCCTTGGAGGATTCAGTATAAACACCACCGAGAGAAAGAAGTTCCAAACTTCTATCTATCGCGAGGTTGCTGAGTGGCTCTTCGATGAGAAAGACAAGAAGGAGTACGAGAGAAAGGCAGCTGACTTCAATGAGTCCATGAACAAGCTGTCAGAACGTTGGGATTTGTACAAGAGCCTTCTCGAAAAGACAGGCAGCAAGTTCTTTGCTGAGTCCGCATGGATTGACGCTTTCCAGATGGATGACAAGACTCAATCTCTTATGGACGAGTATTACGCTCACTACCATGAGATATTCAATCTTCAGGATTCTCTCAGCATGACTGACGGAGAAGCTAAGGAAAAGCTTAAGCTGCCAAATCAGTACGAAGAGTGGAAGAAGATTACAGAACTACTCCGTGGTAATTACGTTAAGTCTTTGCAGGATGCTGCCGACATCATCGAGAAGACGGAAGATTATGAGGATAAAATCTTAAAGATAAGGGAGAGATACAACGAACTTATCAGCAAGACGAATGATCCTGGTATCAAGGCGAGATATGAGATTCAGAGAGACAAGGAGATTGGTCAGGTTAAACTTGACAAGTTCAAGAACTCTTCTGATTATCTCAACTTCTACGGAGCCATCGTATCTCTCGGTATGGATAAGGCTCAGGCTATCGGAGCAAGAATAAGGCAGAATATCAACGAGGCTCTGCAAAACGGAGCCATCGATGCGAGAGAGTACGCCAAGGAAATCAAGCAGCTTGATGAGCAGTTATCGAAGCTGACGAGTCCAAAGAAGACTTTCCTCAATGGAGGTCTAAAGGGAATGGCTGAACAGAAGATTTCTGATGCCAGCGAGCAGATGACAATCGCAGCAAGTAAAATTGCTGAAGGCAAGAAGGTTCGTGAACTTGGTCTCAAAATGGGAGACGAAAACTTCGTCAAGCGCGGTGATAGTATGATTGCCAGTGGAAAGGCTATGATGAATGCTGCTGAGATTCTGTTTAAGGATGGAACAAAAGCAAAGGAGTCTCTTGATAAGTTTGCTAACGTAGTAAGTATTATCGACCAGAATGTCCAGGGAATGAGTGAAGCATTCAATGACATCAAAGAGACTGCTTCCCTTCTCGGAGCTGACACTGAGTCTGATGGATGGCAGGACGCTTCTGCGTTCTTCGAGACATTCTCCGGCATGTCAAGTTCGCTGTCAAAGGTGGTAACAAGCGCAGAGTCCGGCAACGTTGGTGGAATCCTTGCAGGTGTCACGGGCATATTTACCTCTCCTATCAAAGCCTTTGCTAAGGCTCACGATGCCAAGCTCGACAGACAGATAAAGCTTGCAGAGAGACAGCTGAATGAATTGAAGAACCTATCTAGCAATATCAGTTCCGTTATTGAAAAGACACTCGGTGGAATCTATTCTTACAATAGGTCTTCCGATGCGAATAAAAAGCTCAACGATGTCAAGAATGACTATAAGGCTTGGGATGCTTTTTCTAAGACCGATATTGGAAAGAATTTCTTTGGAGGTCACAACTTCAGTCACTACAGCAAGGAGACTTATGACGCTGTGATGAAGACAGAGACGAATCCTTCCGCATACGCAGATCAGCTCGCCCTACTCAACGCTCAGGAAGACGAGTTGAGAAAGCAGAGACAAGCTGAGGAGGACAAGAAAAAGACGGATAAGGATAAGATTGCCGACTACGATCAGCAAATCAAGGAGATGCAGTTGCAGATTAAGACGTTCGCACAGGACTTTCTGAAAGACGTTTACTCTATCGATATGAAGAGCTGGGGAAATCAGCTGACTGATACTGTTGTGAGCGCATGGACTAAGGGGGAAGATGCGGTTGAGGCTTACAAGAATAAGGTCAAGGAAATGGTTCGCGAAGTTACGAAGAATATTGTATCTCAGAAAATCATGGAGAAGGCACTTGAAAAACCTCTCGAATGGCTTACAGGTATCCTTGATGAAAAGGGTAAACTTGATGAGACCGACATGGACGATTTTGCGGACAAGCTCTACCAAGTTGGCGAAAATGTAGTTCCTCAGTTAACCGGTATCTTCGATGCTCTAAAGGAAAAGGGACTTGATTTGAGAGAAAACGGAAGTTCCTCTTTGACCAACTCGATAAAAGGCATTACCGAGGAGACTGGTGATCTTTTTGCATCCTATCTTAACGCGATTAGACTTGATGTCTCTGTAATTAGGGAAATGCAGGGCAAGTTCCTTCCTGAGATGAGCGAGATTTCAAAATCTCAGCTCACGCAGCTCAACCTTATTGCTCGGAATACCTTGCGTAATGCAGATGCAGCAGAGAGAATCGAGAAAATTTTCATTGAGTATAACGATAACTTCAACAGAGTTATCAATGGTACGAAATCTTTAAAAATGAAATAATTATGTTTGAAAAAAGAAATTTATCAGACAGAATGAAAAACGAGGCAGTTTCACTGGGTCTTTGCGCTCAGTGGACCGCCGAGTGGCACGACAACTCATCCAAGCATGAGATGGTCGAGAAGTTTGTTAAGGGTATCGACTTCTGTATCGGGAAGAACTGGCCTTCGACCAAAGATATGAAGAAGTACTTTGGTGATGTCATTCACGATCATGGTGTTTATGTTGACGAGAACGTTGACCTGCAAAATCCGAAGGTTGTCATCCTCAATGGAGAGTGTGTAGCAAATATCAACTATGACTGGATGGACAGTGGAGAGATATACGTAAGGCACAACTCTTCACTTTACCTGAAGGTTAAGGGATTCTCCAGGGTGTTTGTCAATCTGTTAGATGGTGCAGAGCTTCATGTTGAATGCGAAGATACCGCAAAGTGCTTCGTCTACCAATACGGAGGAACAGTCGTGAAAGCTACCGGACCAGTCAATATCAGGGATAGACACGATTTTAAGTTCAATTAACGCATATTTATACGTGTATTACTTGCATACTTACGCAATATTTTGTATATTTGCATTTATAAATAGTTGATTTAGGTATGAAAGATTATTTCAGGATATACATGCAGAAGGAAGGCGATGGGAACGAGGTGAAGGACTCCATCGCCGACTTCGGTATGTATGTTAGCGAGAATCCGTTCAAGCCATGCGATTCTGTCAAGGAACCTGCAAAAAGGGAGTGGCACGACGAGCATGGTGACGACGAGTATATCGGAAAGGATGGTCTCTATATGGCGGCCTACGAGAATAAGGTTAAGTTTATGTTCCACGGCGAGGCTTTCGGCGCTAACGAGAAATGTAAGGCTTTTATTGATTACATCCGCAAGTCAGGCATGATGAAGATGTATTGCGGCTTCAATAGAATCGGAAGACAGCATGTAAGACTTAAGGATATTGATCCAAACCTATATAGAGATCCGGATAACGAGGACTTGCTAGTTCTCTCTATCACTTTCAAGTTTAACGACCCTGTTACTGACATAAAGCCAATCATGGACGCACAGGGCAGTATTTCAAATTTAGGATAAAGACACATGAGTACTTGGAATATTTATCATAAGGATGGCTCGAAGCTGACAGACGTTAACGGAGAGCAGATAACCGTTCATGGATTGGAATACTCCGATTCTTGGATGGGTGAGTGCTTCGTTACTATCAATTTCAAGCATGAAGTGCCTATCAACTTTCAGATAGGCGACTATATTGTCTATCGTGGCGAGCGGTTTGAGCTCAACTACGAGCCGGGCAAGGATAAGCAGGCCAGACCCGACACATATGGAGAGGGCTTCGTATATGACAGCGTAAAGTTCAATGCATTGCAGGATGAGCTTGCCAGGGCAGAGTTCCTCGATGTGGTATTGAACGATAACGAGCTTCACTACACTGCCCTACCGAAATTTCCATTCTATGTACAGACTTTGGATGATTTGCTCGACAGAATCCAGGCATGCTTAAACGAGCAGATTGGTGCAGGTCTTTGGAAGATTTACTCCCGAAACAAGGAGCGTTCCGTGCAGCGTGGAGCCCTCGAAAGTGAGTGGTTGTCGGTTTATGGTGAGAAAACCGACGATAACGTCATCGAATCGATGTCCATTACAGTGGATTCGCAGACCTGTTGGCAGGCCCTTGCGCTTGTGAACGAGAAGTGGGACATAAACTTCATCGTCAGAGGAAGAAATATCTATGTCGGTACTACCGGAATACAGGCAAACCATATCTTCAAGTACGGACTCGGCAATGGACTCTATGAGATTGTTCAGAACGCTGATTCCGACCAGAGTGTTATTACAAGATTGAGAGCTTATGGTTCCGAGAAGAATCTTCCTTCCCACTACTATGCGGACCTCGGTGTCAAGTACGTGGCGAACATCACGAAAGTCGTCGGGGCCAGCACGAATGTTACACTTGAACTGGACCTCGATTATATAGAAACATATTTCAAGAATCCGAGAAAGTATATTGTTCCTGGGGAAACTGGCGAGCAGTCTCTCGGTTGGGTACTTAAGGTTACATTTGATTTCAAAACTGAGATTACCGGTTATGTAACACAGGCATACGACTCTAAAAAATGTAGATTCTATTCTGAGCTGAAGGGAACACAGACTGACACCGGAGATGAGGAATCAAAGGAGAAGCTTGATGCGTTTATTGCGCAGGTCAAGGCCGGAAATACAAAGATGTATATCACGTCCGGTCTCAACAAGAAGGCAGTTCCTTCATCCATGAAGGAGTACGCAAAGAATCTTCCGAACAACATGTCCATCAACAGACTTATGTTGCCTGGATTCCCTCATGTATCGCTGAGTGATTTCTATAACACACTCACGGATGAAGAGAAGAAGTACGTGAATCCTACCGGGAGACAGCATAAATTCTCCACAGATCCGCACAGGCCATACATCGATTCTATCAACATCGAGCAGATTGGCCTTCGTTCTGCATCGCAGTTCTTTGAAACAGATGATAAGACAAATGGAGTTATTGAAATCTACCCTACTATCGAAGAGATGGAAATCGGTGGCGTACGTGTTGATGAGATTGATGAGGGTGTGGCTCCTGATGATGACGGAAGATTTGGCGATAATGAAACCGTAAAGAATGTTGATATCTATCTTAAAAAGGCTATCGACTTTGATATCAACGACTTAAAGGATGACGACTTCTCCATCTCGATGAAGGATGGTATGTGTGGCGGACGAACATTCAAGGTAGCATCCTCAACCAAGATTGATGGAAGATGGAGGCTTACTATTGAAAGAGTAAAGGACGACGCTCTTGAGCTTTGGTTTCCATACAAGGACTACCCTATCAAGAAAGGCGACCATTTCGTTCTTACCGACATCACACTTCCTGATTCGTATGTCAATGCTGCGTCTCTGAAGCTCCTTAAATACGCCATAGCATTCATTGACAAGAACGACTACACAAGGTACGTCTATCAGCCTAAGGTTGATGAGATTTTCATGGCAAGACAGCATGATCTTGCTGAAAAGGATACTACAGGAGTTATCAAGAGTCTTCATGATACGCTCAAAGCCGGAGACTTGATGGAGTTTGAGGATACTGACCTCAGAATTGGCGGTGTAATATCCATAGATCAGCTCACAATCAAGGAAGAAGATGGTAAGATTCCTACCTACGATATAACTCTTCGCGAGGATAAGGAGGTTGGAACTATCCAGAAGATCCAACAGCAGATATCGTCGCTCCAAAGTGGAAATGGCGGAACAGGCGCAGGCTTGACAACTACACAGGTAAAGAATCAGGTTGCGACAGAAGGAAGTAAGCACTTTATCTCAAAGATAAACGATGACATAGCCAACGGCACAATCACTTGGGAGAAGGTGCAGAAGTTCTTGCAGGGATTGCTTGTCGGTGGAGGCTCGTGGACTCCAGATGCAGAAGGTCGTTCGCATCTCATCACAGATTACTTGGAGGTAAGAATGAAGGCTATCTTCGAGGAGCTGGTCATCAATAAAACATCCACCATTGGCGGTAAGGAGATAATCTCTCCTGCTGGTGGCATGGTGGCTCATAAGGTAGAAGAGGTTACTGTGACATACAATAATGTGTCACAGAAGGCTTATCGTTGCTATTTCTTAGCAGAGCAGGATGGTGATGCCGTGGATAATGATTTCGCTGTTGGCGACCAGGTGCGCTCGGAATCATTCAACGTTCGCAAGGGCACTTATCACAAGGCTGGCAATCACTTCTATTGGCGATTGGCAATCGGTCGTAACGAGGAACCTGTAGAGTTGGAAGGAAAGAAATATCATTACATCGACCTCTCAGATATCGATTGCGCTACAGCTAGCGATGTACCTGCGAAAGGTGATGTGCTCAACCAGTGCGGTAACAGAACCGATGTAGAACGTCAGAACTGCCTTATCTTCTCGGCGGTAGATACCTATTCGCCATCCATTAGCCTCTATCACGGCATCAACAGCTATTCCTTTGCCAATAGGGAGTACGTGGAATATGGTGTGAATAAGCAGAATAACAAGGCATTCTTCAACGTCTATGGTGATATGTATGTAGGTGATAGACCTACAAAGGAGAATGGCTATGAGGGCAGCTCTTATATCAGATATGATAGCAGCACTAAGCAAATGTCTGTTAAGGCTAAGATTTCCGCTAAATCCACTGTGGATGGCAAGGAATTGTCTCAGTATATCAAGGAGAACACCGATGATACCGTTGCCAACGAAGCAAAAAAGGCAGCAGAAGATGCTCAGAAGGCGGCACAGACCGCACAGACAGACATTACGAA